TAACTGCACATTGTCTGACCTATGGAAGATAGTCAAAAATATCTACAAAGAAAAAGGTTACACACAAAAAGAAGCTCTACAACAAGCTAGGGTCGCACACATTTTAAGACATGGAGAATACAATAAGAAAACAGGGAAGGTAAAACTATGGACGATATAAAAAAACCAATGCACTACAATCAAGGTGGTATTGAACCTATAGATTACATCACAAAGAATAACCTATCTTACTGCGAAGGTAATGTAGTTAAGTATATTTCTCGTTGGAGATTTAAAGGTGGCGTACAAGATTTAAAGAAAGCTAAACAATACATAGATTTTATTATTGAAAAAGAAGCACAACCCACAGTAACAGAAACAAAAGATGATTGATTACGAAAGAGACGAGTTGCTTACTGACTTCGGTAAGACAACTTTAAAAGATAGGTATTTACTACCAGAAGAAACATCACCGCAAGATGGATTTATGAGAGCGGCAAAAGCATTTTCAGATAATGATGAGATGGCAGAAAGAATTTATAACTACGCTAGTAAACTTTGGTTCATGTACTCAACACCTATTTTATCTAATGGTGGTACTAACAGAGGTATGCCTATCTCTTGTTTCTTAAATTATGTTGGTGATAGTAGAGAAGGATTAACAGGACACTACACAGAGAATGCTTGGTTAGCATCTATTGGTGGTGGTATCGGTGGTTACTGGGGACATGTCAGAAGTGATGGTGTAAGTACATCAGGTGGTTCACAATCATCTGGTTCAATACCTTTTCTTCACGTTGTAGACAGTGAGATACTTGCATTCTCTCAAGGTAAAACAAGGCGTGGAAGTTATGCGGCATACATGGATATGTCACACCCAGAGATAATAGAATTTTTAGAAATGCGTAAGCCTAGTGGTGGAGACATACATAGAAAATGTCTTAACCTGCATCATGCAATAAATATATCTGATGAGTTTATGCAGTTAATAGAAAAATGTATTGCTGAACCTACCTATGATGACAGTTGGAATTTAATTGACCCTCATACAAAGAAAGTAATACGAACTGTATCAGCTAGAGAGTTGTGGCAAAAATTATTAGAGACAAGAGTTGCTACTGGTGAGCCTTATGTTTCATTCATAGATACTATCAATGACGCATTGCCTGAAACACAAAAGAAACTAGGATTAAAAGTACATCATTCTAATTTATGTACAGAGATTACATTACCTACTAATGAAAATAGAACAGCAGTGTGTTGTTTGTCTTCAGTTAATTTAGAAAAGTATGAAGAGTGGAAGAACGAGCCATTGTTTGTACCAGATTTAGTTAGGTTTTTAGATAATGCTTTGTCTTACTTTATAGAGAATGCACCAGAAAGTGTATTCAGAGCAAAGTTTAGTGCGGCTAGTGAAAGAAGTATTGGGTTAGGAGCTATGGGTTTCCACGCATACTTACAATCTAAAGGTATACCTTTTGAAAGTGCGTTGGCTAAAGCTCTTAATTTAAAAATATTTAAAAAGATTAAACAAGAAGCAGTTGAAGAAAGTGAAAGACTAGCAATTAAAAGAGGTGAAGCTCCTGATATGGAAGGAACAGGCAGACGTAATGCACACCTGTTAGCCATAGCACCTAACGCATCATCATCTATTATTTGTGGTACGACATCACCATCAATAGAACCATACAGAGCTAACGCTTATGTACAAAAAACAATGTCAGGTTCTTTTCTAGTTAAGAATAAATATTTAGAAAAGTTACTAGAGAAAAAAGGCATGAACACTGACGCAGTGTGGCAATCTATTGTAGCACAGAGAGGTTCTGTATTACATTTAGATGAACTATCTGATTATGAAAAAGATACATTTAAAACATCTATAGAAATTAATCAGCAATGGATAATAGAACATGCGGCAGACAGACAACAATTTATATGTCAAGGTCAGTCAGTAAATGTATTTGTACCTGCTGATGTAAACATTAAAGAGTTACATGACATACACATGTTAGCTTGGAAAAGAAAAATTAAAACTTTGTATTATTGTAGAAGTGAAGCAATTAAACGTGCAGAGTTAGTATCAAAAAAAGTAGAAAGAACAATCATACCAGAAGCAGATTGTTTAGCTTGTGAGGGATAAATAAAAATGAATTACCCACCAATTAAATCTTTTGGTTTTAAAAATAAAACAAGAAAAAGAAAACAACAAAAACAATCAGTGTTATGGACTGTGTATCACACAATCCTAGCAGTGGAATTATTAATCATAATTATTATAGAAGGGATTGAATTATTAAGATGAGTTTATTTAAGAAGAGAGCATACTACAAACCTTTTGATTACGAATGGGCTTTTCAATCATACGATATGCAACAAAAAATGCACTGGCTACCTAGTGAAGTACCATTGCATGAAGATGTAAGAGATTGGAATGAAAGACTAAGTGCAGAGGAAAAAAATTTAATAGGACAAATATTAAAATTTTTTACGCAAGGTGATGTTGATATAGCACAAGCCTATTTAGATAAATATATTCCACAGTTTAAATCACCTGAAATAAGAATGATGTTATCTGCAATAGCTTCTAGTGAAGCAAACCATGCACATAGTTATTCTTTGTTGAATGATACTATTGGATTACCTGATAAGGAATACAAAGCATTTCAAGAATACAAAGAGATGTCTGATAAACATGAGTATTTATTTACATCTAAAGGTAAAGGTCTTGAAGGACTAGCTAGAGAGATAGCGTGTTTCTCTGCGTTTGGTGAAGGCTTACAGTTGTTTGCATCATTTGTTATGCTTCTTAACTTCCAAAGATATGGACGTATGAAGGGTATGTGTCAGATAGTAACTTGGTCTATCAGAGATGAGACACACCATGTTGAAAGCATGATTAAATTGTTTCATCAAATTATAAAAGAAAACCCAAATATTTGGACAGAAAAATTTAAAGCAAGTATCTATCAAACAGCTAGAGACATGGTTGACCTTGAAGATAAGTTTATTGATTTAGCATTTTCTATGGGTGGTATCAGAGGATTAAAAGCTGATGAAGTTAAAGAGTATATTAGATACATAGCAGATAGAAGACTACTTCAGTTATCTTTAAAACCTAATTATGGTGTCAAAGAGAACCCATTAGCGTGGTTAGATTGGGTATTAAATGGCGTAGAACATGCTAATTTCTTTGAGAATAGAGCTACAGAATATAACAAAGGTACTGTCACAGGTAATCTTTGGGACTAACCTTACACTTTTAGATGAAAAACGTAATGGAAGATTTAGTTCTGCCTGAAAATGTTAATGACTTTATTGAGTTGTTAAACAAAGTTTACCCTGAAAAATCACCTGATTTAAAAGATGATACTAAAACTATTTATTTTAAAGCAGGTCAAAGGGACGTAGTTAATTTTATCAACACACTTAAAGAGAGGGATAAATAATATGTGCGGTTCAAGACCAAAAATGCCACCTGCTCCAGAACCTGCTCCAACACCAGTTAACACTTCACAAACTGTGGGTGAACAAACTGCACCAGAGTTGGTTACAGCAAATGAACAGGATTTAAACATTAAGAAGAAAAAAATTAAGAAGTCAGGTACTTCTGCTTTAAATACTTCTTCAGGTTTAAACATAGCTACTAACACTACAGTCTAATTAGATGGAATACGCAGGTAGTTTACAGAAAGCTCATACAGCTAAAGAACGATATCTTAAACTACAACAAGACAGAGAACACTATTTAGATAGAGCAGAAGAGTGTAGTGAATTAACTATCCCATCACTTATTAAACCTGAAGGTTTTACATCTTCAGATGATTTATACAATCCATTCCAATCAGTTGGTGCAAGAGGTGTCAACAATTTAGCAAGTAAACTTCTTTTATTATTGCTTCCCCCTAACTCCCCATTTTTTAGATTATCAATTACAGGTGACGCTAAAAAAGAATTAGAAGAAAATAAAGACATGAAGACTGACATAGAGAAGTCTTTGTCTGTAATAGAAAAAGAAGTATCAAGTAAAATTGAACAATTAGCATTAAGAGTTAGTGTGTTCGAGGCTTTAAAACATCTTATCGTAGGAGGAAATTGCCTTACTTATTTACCTAAAAAAGGTAGTATGAGAGTGTTTCCTCTATCACAATATGTAGTTAGAAGAGATGCGTCAGGTAATGTATTAGAAATAGTTATTTGTGAGAAAGCTAGTATTTTATCTTTAGGTCAAGAAGTATC